GACATAAGAGCTTTAGTCATCTGATAAGTTTTAAGTACTCGAGATCTTCTCTTTGCAATCTGTGTACTATTTCTTTGTGTTTCTTGATCATCCAAGAATCTAAGAGCAGAGTTCGCTGTGATCCCTGTTGGAACTTCTCCTCTGGATATCTCATAGATTTGTGAATGAGCATAAATCTTTTTCTCATTCCTATCCATAATTTCCAAGGTACGTGGATGAGTTCCATTAAACTCTTGCAACTTTGGAGGTTGCGCTCCTGTATACTCAGCAATTGTCATCTCATTGTTTAAGGAGGTGAACTTGCAGGATCCTTTTGGAACTAACCACTTTGGATGAGAGCCAATGGATTCATTTCTTGCTATTGCTGATTGGATATTGTTATTAAATCTTTGCAACTGTTCAATGTTTCCGATAAAGGAGCGTCCCCACAATTCATCTGGGATTTCAATATCTTTATCAGGAACTACTGGCAACATATTGTGTGTATATGGGAAATCTCCCTGCTCCAACACCGCTCCAGCACACCATTTAATGTATGCGCCCTTAGATAAGAACTTAGTTGGCTTATGGTAGAAGTGATGAATCATCACGTAATTACCCATCAACTTATAATCATCCAATTCCACATTCTGCAACTGAGCTATTGAAGAAGAGTTTTCCTGTTCAATACTCTTAGCATGTTCTGGATAGGTATGTTTCATTTCTTCTAGAGGTTTCCATTCTACAATGTCTACATAGTCCACATCATCCCAATGACGCTTTCCAATTTCTGGGAAACATCGATTCGGACCAAGCACCCTATAACAAATATCCCCTACTCTAACTTCCTCAGTCCCCATTTCCTTCATCTTTTTGATGATATCCTTTGGAAACTCTTTTCCTTCATTCTTAAAGGATTCATAAGCTGGGTTAAGTTTACCTGTCTGCTCATCCCAATACGTCCAGATGAAACAATGACCGAAGATATATTTATATCGATCCGCTTGTTGCTGGATCCAGTCCATATCTACTTCTTTAGCTCGGTGGTCTAGTAACATCTTAAACAGCTTAGCATTATTGATGTCCTTCTGGTCGGATCCATCATTAGGAATCACTGCAATAGCTATTTTATTCTTTGCCCCACTAGAAACCTTAGATTCCACAGCGTCAAAGACATAGTTCAAACTCATACGTGGGTTTCTCTTCCCAATGTTTGAGGTATCTCTATTATAATCTCTTGGGGTTTGAGCATTCCACTGAATGTTCTTGTAGTACTTCACATACCTACGGTAAACCTCAAATCTGGACTGCCCAACTTGCAGACACATATTCCAGAAAGTGTTTAACCATTCTAATGTAGTTTTATCTACAGTCCCACCCTTCTCATTAACTCCGTCTCTAAATTGGAAGGGTTTGAAATCTGTTTCTACAGAGGATTGAGCCGTTGACTCAAACTCGTCAAATGTTTCTATTAATGGGCACATATTATTTACTCCTATTAATTATTACTATTTTTGTCCTTCTTTTTCTCGTATCCTAATCCAAAAGCACTACCAATCTCTTCAGCTAAGTCTTCACCAGTGTGATCATTGAAAGGTTCAACTGCAGACATTGGATCAATATACTGGATCTTATGTGTAGAGTTCTTCATTGCAAGAACAATAATCACAGCATACCCAGCTAAACCCAAAGCGCCAAGAGATAGGATAACAGAAAAAACAGATAATACAATCGCCCAGATGTTAATCATAAATTTCTCCTTCATATTCGTAATGGTCCACTATTTCTTTGAACGGATCAAAGGCTTCGTTTTCCTCATCCGTATTATTTTGCTCTAAATCATCAGCAAAAGTAAAGTATCTCTTTTCAATCGGTGGTGGAAGGTGATCTCTTGGAACGAAATTGTAACCTTCCGAATTTAATATGTAACGTAAGTTATCGATATTATGGTCAAACTCTTTTGGGATATTTCCATTATCATCCTTTATATACCCTAAAATCTCCTTAATAGTGAAAGGGCACCTATCCGAGATGTAGAATCTATCAAAGAGCATCGCCTCCTTTATAATAGACAACACTGCTTCCTTATCTCTCATGTGTTTATCACAAGGAGTTAATCCATCCCCATACTCGTTAGCTACTTCCGCAGCGAACCAAGCCGCTGCAATATCATACCCCTTTCTCCAATAATCCTTTTCATTTCTTATGGCTAAGGCTTTCGACAACGCTTTTGGATACACCTTCTTCACAATTGTATCCATCATATTGGTTTCATATACTTCATCCATAACAAATATGCGTTTGTCATATCTATTAATACATACAATTAGGGAAGCGGAGGTGGAAGTTGTACCTGGGTCGAAGTGTAGATGGTAACTCCACTCCTTCCGATTAGCGTTGATATGATCCAACAGAATATTGTAAGGAACAACGTGTTTCTTCTTGTCGAACATTGGAAAGATTGTTCTGGACTGGTCGGGAGTGATCTCTGCCATGTATTCCCTTAAGAATATGTGTAATTCCCCCTTCATCTCAGCAATTTTCTTATCTTCAGCTAGTTTTGGGTCATCTACTCCTTTATATACGTAAGGATTCATGTAACATGGTGACTTGTAGAACTTATGTCTAGCTCTGTTGAGGAATTCTTGTGACGTTTCATAGTAATAGTTCTGCTCATTCTCAGGAGGTGTACCAATTATCAACAATCTACCATTCTTCGCTTTAAGGTTTGGTCTCATTGCCTGATCATATCTAGGGTCGTGATGTTTAAACTCATCGTAAACAACAAAAGCTGGGGACAAACCGTCTGCTCTTGAATAGTTCTTAGCTCCATCCACCTTTATCGTTGATCCATTTGTCAGTTTAACCACCATTGATTGATTATCTATTCCAAGAACGTACTTCTTTGCTAACTTGTGACCATATTTTACCCTAACTAGGTATGACTCCTCAGTCTCATCCTCCTTTCTACTGAAAGTGGTGAAGAAGTGAGGTAATCTTCCGTTGGTCCAACAGATATCTCGAGCGTGATCCTTCTCATCCGCAATATAATAGACTTCCGCCCCAGGGATCATAATGGCAATTACATAGCAACAGAAGATTGCTAGTTCTGTTTTGCCAAATTTTCTACCACACTGTACAAATATACCGATAGCGAAGTTGAATAGTAGATCCTTCAATATAGGCATTTGACCATCATGTGGCATCCAGATGGGAGCAAGCTCAGATAAAATAGTATTAACCTGAACTTTATACTGTTCCAGTATTTCCTTTTTACTGTCTGACATACTTATTTGAACAAGGAAGCGCCACTCAACGGGTGAAACCCAAGAAAGTTTTTACCCTTAGCTCCTACAACGTCTTCCATCTTTATTTCTTTTGGCTCAGAAGCTACAACCTCAAGGATAGATTCGTCCACAGCATCAAAACCTATGGAGTTCAATAAGTCCTGAACTGGGGATTCAATTGGTTCTTCTGCTAACTTCGGAATTTCTACTAGAGTTTTCTTTTGTTTTCTGCCCATAAATGTCTCCTTTATAGATTATAGTATATTAATGGGTGTAGGGATTATAGGTCAAGAGGTATAAATGGTAAATACATTTGGTTTATAAAGAAAAGAAGGGAAATTTGAAAAAATTATGTTTGGGTTATAGCCACAACCTACCAACCCTTTCACCGAATAGGGGGGCATCTAAATTAATTCTAATATAGATTGCTCACTCTCCGCCGCTGCTACACACTCCCCTTCTATAATATCCTTTATATCGATAGCTCTCTCAAGCTTGCTGAAGTCAATCATCTTAACCTTTATATCTATGTCCACTTCCTTAACTTCCTTAGGTGCAAGGTCAGGCGCATACTTCTGAGCAAGTCGATCAAGGGAGATAGTATTAATTGGTTGTTGCTTTTCATGTGTCACTGTTTGAATAACGTTACCCTCTCCATCTTTCTTAGTAACTGTTTCAGTAGTAACCTGAGTACCGAAAGCATTTTCTTTGTGAGCGTGCTCTATCTGTATCTTTCGTACAGCATCTAGATCATTTTTCAATGTTGGGTAAATCTTCAACCAGTTATATAATACTTGAGGCTTGATTCTCATAGTTAAGGCAATCTGATAATCAGTTAATCCACACATTGCTTTATCAATTATAAAATCATGAACGGCTGGTTGATAATTAATCTTTTTTCCGATTATAAAATCAGCTTCTTTTAAACGTAATTGAGTAAACCAAACTAATTGTCTTTCAGTTAAATGTTTCATAAAAATCACTCCTTCATAACATATTGATTTTAGTATACCATCTAAGAGAGGAATTGCAACATGCAATAATATTGCATTAAGGAATTGCAGAGTGCAATAATCTTGCATTATGCAACTATAGAATTGATTATTATTGTAAATATTTCATTAATCCTTATTTATTCCTTGCCATAGTTTTAGCTATCGAGTACTTTACTCCCTTAACTTGTTAACCTTATAAACTATGGAGCAATAAACTATGAGCACAGAATTAGAATCACCATTACTATGTGAACATTGCGGTCAACCAATAGAGAATCCCACCGAAAACGAAACGCTTAACCAAATGCATGAAGTCTGCTTTGAGGAAAACTACTCAACGTGTGATTCATGCGGAAATGTCCAATCCACCGACAATATGACTTGGATTGAAGCTGAAGGCGTTATGATCTGCTCATCCTGCTTTGATAGACACTTCACCACTTGCGATGATTGTAATGAAAATATTCGCACCAATAACTCAATTACTGCTCATAATTCACGTGGCAGAGAGATAACTCTATGTTCTACTTGCGCACATGACAGCGGCAACTATTTACAGTGTGAAGATTGCGACAATTTATATCATAATAACTTCATCCGCAATTTGTCTGATAGATACATTTGTGAACATTGCTTAGGCGACCGTTATCGTTATTGTAACGATTGTGAAGAGTATTATAATAGCAATGACTATGACAATTGCCCAAATTGTGAAGATAACGAAAATCATAATAAATATATTCAATCTTACGACTATAAACCAAAAGCAATCCTTTAAGGAGAATATTAAAATGAAAAATAC